GGCACAACCCGACAGATCATTTAGTTTCGCCGACTGTCATTACGATTTTTTTTTTCACTTGGGTTTCACGTTGGAGTCCAACTCAGACATGCTGCGATATAGGCTAGCTTGTCGTGTAGAGGCTATCATTCTGACCCACTCACTTTCACCAACTTGTGCAAGAGAAAGGACACCCCGTGTCTCATTTCTCTCTAAAACTTTGAGACTCTCGCGAGTTCCAACGGCCGTTTCTCCCAAAAGAAATCCCTTGTTCACCTCATCCATGTCAGCCCCTTTCAAGTCCAACCTAGGCAGCATTAGGGTACAAAGAGCCGCCCTAGACACCCTCTGCGAGCACATTATGGCAGACAACCGCTCTAACTCTTGTTCGCTGAGATGGTCGACACCAAAGGAGGAACGTATGTAGTCCTTGAACGAATCGCCAGCTTTGCTTTGGGACTTCTGAAGAGCCTTTGGGTCAACAATGATATCCTCATCTATTTCCTTGAGCGCATTGAATATGAGGGGGTCTATCCCAAGGTAATCGATCATCATGGCTCTCACGAATAGTTTGGCTTCAAGAGCGTCCTTGAACGGTCTAGCCTGGAGTTTCCTTATGAGGCCATCAAGGGGTCGGGTGGGATACAACTCATTGTTGAATAAAACCCATTTCCGGCTTGAAAATTCAGCTTCAGAAATGTTTGTAGTGACCCCTGTCTCGTCCATCTTCATCCTCATTCCAAGCTTGGCCCAAAACTTTGCATCCTCATTGATGTCATACCAGATTCCGTTGTCTTGGTAGACTTCATCAGTACCTATCTGGTTGTCACCATTACACACCAGTGACAGGAGGAACGTGTTGGCGGTTTTATCAATCCACCGCTCGTTGTCGAGAATTTCAAGTGCGGCTGATGGGGGACTGCTCTTTGAGAACATGAGCTGATGTACGAACGACGCGATACAAAACAGGATGTTGGCATTGGAATTAAAACTAGATGTGACGAACACACCTGAAGGGAGTGTGCCGGCGACCCAGGTCAGGTATCCCGATGGATGTTCTACGAGTTTCACCAGAACTTCATCCATTGCCGCCTCAAATATCATATCTCCAATTGCCACGCCCTCCTCGTCCAGGTGTTCCTTGTCAACGCAACTATAAAGTAACCTTCCAATGACATCTATACTGGCCTCTCGAAGGTTTGCATCCCAATGCTTGATGTCACGGTTGATTATCTGAATCTGGCGCCCTGCACTACCATGTCTCGTCTCAACACTGCTGGGGGAAGCAAGCACTCGTTTCAACATGCTGCACACCTTTAGATCGTTGCTACGGCCAGCAGCAAACCCCGGCCCATAACAAGGAAACTTGTCCATTTGTGACTTGGATAGGTCGTAAAAGAGATAAGCTAGTTTGTAATAGGTGACTGGTGAGGTTGGAAAGATTGCGCGGCAGTCTTTTGCAACCACATTACCTTCTTGGTCATGAGTGGCACCAACTACCTCTGTCTTCCCAAATGCCACACACAGTGGCTCAGAAGTGACGTCGGCAAGCGACACCACCTTCCCACTACGCTTAGCTTTGACTCCAGAACATATCCGCGAGAACATCTTCTCCCCAAGCGCAAGCATCTCCGGGTCTAGTCTCTTCTTAACGCCATGGAATATTTTGTACTCTGAGGCATTGCCCTGGTTACACCTCTCCCTCATTTCTGTGCGGGTATACGAGCGGGGATCTATTAGCTTTGAACCAACACCGGTAATGGAAATCATTCTTTTGAATATCTTTTTTGAGATGTCCAGCGCTGCCATCAACTCCCTGTCATCGTCAAAGCTTACAATTCTCTCCACACAGTAGTTTAGCATCCTTTTGGACAGACGCTCACGATTGTGCTGGGTGAACTGCGCTGTTTCCACTATCCCCTCAATTGGCCTGGAAAAGCCCTTAGAGCTCGTTATGGCGCCGCCCACCTTAAGCCTGTCAGCTATATACTTGACCATTTTGCTGTTGTATGTCGATAGCAACCTGGAGTCACTTGATGGGATAACTTCGTCAACTCTAACGTTTGGGTTCGTTAGTTGTAGGGGGCAGACCGTGATAGATGGATTGTTCATTCCATCAGCCTTCTTCATAAGGTCTCGTAACAGTGCAGCCTCTCTGCGCCTCCTGCTCCTCGTCTTTTTCCTAGGGGCGTCAGCACCTTTGATATCTGGTGATGGCAACTCGTCAAGAGCAGTATCACCCCCTTCGAACCTATCCTCCAACTTGCTGATCCGGCTATCAACGCAGCCCAACAATTCCTCCTCGACGTCAATCATGTGTACGGGACCACATGTATGTGATGCGTCGACATCCGACTCATAGGTGCCAGCCGCACTAAAGTCAACTACGACTTCCCTGTGGGACCCGTCGGACGCTTCAAAGCCCATAGTAGCTTTGGTCACACTAGACTTGTTTGTGACATACCTCGAAAAGAGGTAATTTGTGAAGTCAGCAAAAGCAGTCTCTTCGTCTTGCAAATCCACGATTGGCCTCGACTCTATTGTGTCGTCAGCCCATGGAATACTCGACGGTCCCTGTGTGAATTGTGCCATGTTTGTATCTAGAGTTATGCC